GAACATCAGCTACACGAAGGACGATTTCGGTCGCCGCATGTCGAACTACAACGACCTGCCGATCCTCGTCGCTTACGGCAACAGCGGCGGCGACGACATCCTCGCGTTCGATGAAGCCGCGTCCACCGGTCCCGCGACCGCAACGTCGATCTACGTTCTGAGCATCGGCCCCGGCAAGGTGCAAGGCATCCAGAACGGCGGCATGGACGTTCGTGACCTCGGCGAACTGCAATCGGCTCCCGTGTTCCGCACGCGCGTCGAGTGGTTCTCCGGCATCGCGATGATGCATGGCCGCGCCGCTGCTCGCGTGCGCAACATCAGCAACGCCGCGTTCACGAAGTAACGCAGCACAACACGCGAAGGAAGAATCATGGGAAAAGCAATCTTCGACAATCTGCTCCTGCTGAAAGATGCGGGCGCGATTGTCGCGAGCGGGGCGGCAACCGTCGCAGGACAAGCACGCGTGCTTGACCTCGGCACCGGCATGATCGAAGGCAAGATGGTTATCGACTCGTCGGCAGTGGACGTTGCCGACGCGAACGAAACCTATCGCGTCGCCCTGCAAGGGTGCAACGCCATCGGCTTCGGCTCGAACGTGGTCGAACTGGCATCCGCCGACATGAAGGCGACCGGGCGGCGCGAAGTGCCGTACACCAATGAGCAAGGCGCGACGCGCTATCGCTACATGCGGCTGTTCACCACGGTGAGCGGAACGACCCCTTCCATCAACAGCACCGCTTTCCTGACGAAGCGCTAATCGCGCAACGCACGAAAGAAGGAGAACACACAATGCCGAAAATCGCACTGCGCTACACCGGTTCCGACGAAGCGCTGATGAAGCGTCTCGAAGCAACCGAAGGGCTGCAATACTTCGAGCCCGTGGACGCGCGCGAAGTTCTCGCGACCCCGGGTTGCGAATACGAAGTCGATGACGAGTCGCGCAAGCTGATGGGCGCGCAGTTCCAAGCGGGATCGCGCGGCGACGGCTTGAACGTGCCGCAACTGCAAGGCGACGATCAGGAACTGCAAACCGGCCTGAGCGACCTGAAATACGGTCGCTCGCAAGTCGTGAAAGCAATTCCCGACGCCATGATGCCGACGACCGGCGCGGCGCAATCGACCATCGGGCGACCGCTGGACCTGTCGCAAGTGGGCGAAGGCGGCGGCGCGCAAGCGGCTCGCATGACGCCATCGTCCGAAGGCGGCGACGGCGGCGCTCCGCTGTCCGAAGGCATGACCCGGCAGGAAATCGCTGCGGAACTCACGCGCCGCAACGTGCCGCATGACGGCGCGGCCCGGAAGGACGAACTCGCGCAACTGCTGGACAAGCAAGCGCGGTAAACGAATCCCGCGCCGTCCAAGCGGCGCGGGTCTTTCGGTGAGGCGAAAGTTTCCCGGCGCGTGCAAACGCTCCGGGGTTTTTTGGAAAAGGGAACTCATATGCCGAACAAAAAAGCTCGCCGGGTCGATCCCGAAGAACAGCAATTGCAAGCCGAAGCGGCTCGCGTGCTGGACGGCGGCGAGGATGAATACGGTCGCGTGCCCGGCGAAACCCGCGCGCGCGGACAGGTGCCCGAACTCGACGCGCTCGAACAGAACGCAGGCGAGAACGGCGACCCGGCTGACGGCTCGCCCGTCATCATGGTGCGCGATGGCAACGAGACGGAAGTCGAATCCGCCGACGTTGCGCAACACTTGAAAATGGGATTCGCGCGTCGCGACGATCCCGCCGCCCCGGTCCAACCGGCAAGCGAGTAAGCAATGCCGCTGATCGTCGCTCCGCTCGACGGCTTCGATTCGTATGTGTCGGTTGCACAAGCCGACGCATATCTCGCTGCCGTGGGGAAAGCCGATTGGCAGGCACTTGCGGATGCGGTGAAAGAGACGCATATCCGTGTCGGTTCCATCTACGTCGGCGCGCGCAAACTGAAAAGCGTTTACGTCACGCCGGTCGTGCATGGGAACATCGCCGCAGCAACTTGCGAAGCGGCCTATCGGTCGTGGAAAGGAACGCTGTATGCCGACTCTCCGTCACAAGCGGTCAAGTCGGTGACGGTGGGTCCGATCAAGCGCGAATATGCGGATGTCGCAAACAACGGGCAACCGCGTTTCGGCATCATCGAGGATTTGCTTTCGGGCATGACTTCGCGCGGCCTGCTGACGAGTGCGACATTCGAGCGCGCGTAATGGACGACGCTTTCTATCTAGACCTCGCGCAAGGTGCGTCGGAGTTGATCGAACAACTCGGGCAACCTTGCGTGTTGTCGCGCGAAGGCGGGACGAGCGTCTATGACGTGAACACCGGGACGACAACTGATGTCGCAAACGATACGTTCACGGCAAGTGCGGTAAAGCTCGATTATGAAACGCGAGACATCGACGGGACGACCATCCTGTCCGGTGACGTGCGTTTCATCATCGGGTTTGAATTGAACATAGAGCCGCGGGCGGGTGACGCGTTCACGCTCACAAGGCACAACGAAAAATATCGTGTCGTGCGAAGCAAGCCGCTCGACCCCGGAGGCGTTGCCGTCATCTATGACCTGCAGGCGCGCGACCTATGAGCTTCGCGAGCGACATCGAGAAATTCGCGCGCAGAACGAATCTGTCAATGGACATCATCGTGCGCAAAGTTGGAATCGACATTGCGCGGTCGCTGATCCTGCGGTCGCCCGTGGACACGGGTCGGTTTCGTGGGAATTGGGTTCTCGGCGTCGGTAGCGTGAACACCGCAGTGAACCCGGACATCACGGATCAGGAAGGCGGCAAGTTCACCGGCTTTCAGAGCAACAAGACGAACGACACGCTGAACAAGATCGCCGAAGGCATCAACGCAGTGCGAGCGGGCGGCGTGTTCTATATCTCGAATTCGCTTCCGTATGCGATCCCGCTCGAATACGGTCATAGCATGCAGGCTCCGGGCGGCATGGTTAGGCTAACCGTCCGTGAATTCAAATCGTATATCGAAAACGCGGTAAGGAATATGAAATGAGCGATGCGCTTCCCGCCGTTCGTCGCGCGCTGGAAAGACGCTTGATTGCGCTACTTCCCGACCTAGGGGCGGGGATCGAAGTCGCTTTCGAGAATGCATCGATCAGCCCTGCGGGGACATATCTCGAACCGCGTTTGCTTCCTGCCGATCCCGATGGTTCGTTTTACGGATCGCTAACGTATCTCGAAAGAGGCGTGTTTCAGGTCGCGATCATGTCGCCGCTTGGAAAGGGTGCCGGTTCATCCGAAGCGCTAGGCGCGAAGATTCGGAAGCATTTCGCGCGGGGAACTACGCTGACCGAAAACGGAATACAAACCATCGTCGTGGATGTTCCGTCGCAGTCTCGCGGTTTTCCGGATCAAGGAAGTTGGAGAACGCCAGTGTCTATCCCGTGGGAAGCATTGGTGGCCGTTTAACAAACATCGAAAGGGGTCAAGATGCCCATTGGACGCGGAGCCGCCAAACAACTTCGGATCAAGCGTAATGCCGTGAAAGGCACGCGCGTGACCGGGGGAACTGGCGGACAGATCGTTCGACGCAACACGTCGAACTTCGAGTTGGCAAAGGACACGTTCACGACGGAAGCGGAGCAAACTTCGAGCCGTCAGATCAATTACGCGGGCTATGGCGCGCGTATGGTGAACGGTTCTTACTCGGGGATTTTCTCTCCGGGCACGCAGTCTGACATGCTGTCCGCGCTGCTCATGCGCGACTTCACGAAGACGCTTGCGGCGGACCTCACCGGTTTGTCGCTCACCATCGCAGGCACCGGCCCGACGTACACGCTCACGCGCGGCGCGGGTTCGTGGCTGACCGATGGCGTCAAGATCGGCATGGGGATTCGGCTCACGGCTGCGGCGCACAACGTCGCAAACAAAAACCGAAACCTCGTTGTCATCGGCGTGACCGCAACCGTTCTCACCATCGTTCCGGCGAACTTCTCGCAGAACAAGGTGGCGATGGTCGCGGAAGGTCCGGTGGCCGCTGGCATCGTGACGTTCCCGGGCGGTCGCACGTTCGTGCCGACTTCGGGTCACACCGATGTCGATTACACCGTCGAAGAATGGATGTCGGACATGCCGCGTTCGCAGGTGAACGACTCCGTGAAATGGACATCGGCAACGATGCGCCTTCCCGGTTCCGGCCCTGCTGGCATCGACTTCTCGGCGATGGGGCTCGATCAGGTGAAAGACCCTGCGGGCGCTGGCACGGCGTATTTCACGGCTCCGGCTGCGGAAACCACGACGGGCGCGCTCGTCGCGGCTTCTGGCGTGCTGTTCGTGAACGGCGTCGCGCAGTCGGTCGTGACGGACATGACGGCGACGCTCGATGGTCGCGGCGCGATTGCCGATCCCGTCGTCGGAACCCCGATCCGGCCCGACGTGTTCACCGGCAAGCTTGCCGCTTCCGGCTCGTTCACTGCATACGATTCGACCGGCACTCTGCGCGACTTCTTCCTGAACGAATCGGACATTTCGATTCTCATGTTCATGACGGCGGGCGCTGCGGACAATGCCGACTTCGTGTCGATGCTGTTCGGGCAAGTCAAGGTGAACTCCGCTTCGGCGGACGATCCGGAAACGGGCCGCAAGCTGACGTGCGCGTGGGCTGCGCAATACAACGCCACGGGCGGCGTCGGCCTCGCCTCTGACGCAACGACGGTGGTCGTGCAGGACTCGTCGTTGGTGGGCCTGCCGTAAGCTAAAATCGCAATGCGTCTCCCGCATCGCCCGGCACCGGCAGCAACGCACGGGCCGGGCGATGTTTTATCAACAACGAAAGTATCGAAAGCCTCACCGATATGACTTCTGAAAACCAAAACCAAGTTTCTATCGAACTCGATGACGTTTTGGGAAACGGTGGCGACTCCGCTCCGACCCGCGATGTTGTCATCGTGCATGACGACGAAGGTCGCCCGGCTATCGGGTTCAAGATCGTCGGCAAGGATCATCCGCTGTACCGAGAGCGCGCGGCGCAGTTGCGCTCCGATGGCATCCGTCGCCAAGCGCAGAAGCGCACGCGCATCGATACAAAGACGGAAGACGGCGCGCTTGCCTTCGGCAAGTTGCTCGAACAAAACGAATTCGAGTTGGCGGTGTCCGTGGTCGTGGGCTATTTCGGCCTGACGCACAACGGCGAGCCGGTCGAATGCACGCCTGAAATGAC